GAACAACCTAAATGGGTGCAGGACGCACTTTACGAGAATGATAATGACGCACGTTCAGCCGCAAGAGCAATTGACCTCTACAAGTCAGATAGAGGCATCAGCAAGGAAACTAAGAGCAAGAGTGGTAAGGATGCTGCTAAAGCGGTTGGAACGAAAAATAGTAGGTCTAAGCCGCAGAGTGACGAGTCTGTTACCTACCTAAAAGAGTCACAAGTACAGAAGATGTCTCCTCAAGAATATGAGAAGAAGTCTGACGAAATTATGGAAGCTATCCGTTCTGGAAAGTTTATCTATGATGTTTCTGGTTCTGCCAGATAAATAATGCTTGACAGATAGTTATTTTTAAGTATAACTATAGTCAGTATCGGTGTAGGCATTCAGCGCAGTCTGTCTACACCAAACCGCAAACATAACAATAGTCTACGGATTACCTAATAAGCATGGCCTGTTGAACAGTAGGGCGGCCACCTTACTATGATACACACCCAAGTAAATTAGCCTCTTAGTATCTTTGTATAGTTTGCATCTGTCCCAAAAAAGCTAACTAACAGGAGTTGAAAAATGGCTTTTACTTCAGCTGCTGGCTATGGAAACCTGCCTAACGGCAATTTCTCGCCAGTCATTTACTCCAAACAGGTGCAACTTGCTTTCCGCAAGGCCGCTGTTTGTGAGGCAATCACTAATTCTGATTACTTCGGTGAAATCGCCGCAATGGGTGATTCAGTTAAAATCATCAAGGAACCAGAAATCACAGTTAAGGCATATGAGCGTGGTACAACAATCACGCCTCAAGACCTTGATGACGAAGATTTTTCATTGACCATCGACAAAGCAAACTACTTTGCATTTAAAGTTGATGACATTGAAGAAGCACACTCACACGTTAACTTCCAGTCTCTAGCATCTGACCGTGCTGCATACCGCCTAGCTGACCAGTTTGACCAAGACGTTCTTGGCTACTTGGCTGGTTACAAGCAGTCTGCAATTGGTTCTGCTGCTTCAGCAGTTAACGATGTAGTCAATGGCTCAAACGCTGTTGGTTCTACAACTGACGAACTACTTGCATCAATGAAGTTGGACGCATCCGACTTTAACGGTGGTTCAGGTGGTGACGCAATTGCAATCCTTCCACGTACTGGTTCAGGTGCTGCACCTACCAATGCTGGTGATGCAAACCCACTTCAGGTCATTGCTCGTATGTCTCGTCTGCTAGACCAGCAGAATGTTGACACACAGGGCCGTTGGCTTGTTCTTGACCCAGTGTTCATTGAAGTACTGAAAGACGAAGATTCTCGTCTGTTCAACACTGACTTCGGTGGTTCAGGTCTAATGAATGGCATTGTTTCAAGCAACATTCATGGGTTCACTGTGTACACCTCTAACAACCTACCACAGGTTGGTTCTGGTTCTTCCTTCTCAGGAACAAACAGTGCTGTTAACTTTGGTGTGATTGTTGCAGGTCACTCATCTGCTGTCGCAACTGCAGAGCAGATTAACAAAACAGAAACATACCGTGACCCTGACAGCTTTGCTGACATTGTTCGTGGAATGCATCTGTACGGTCGCAAGATTCTTCGTCCTGAAGCACTTGTTAACGCCGCTTACCACTTAGCATAAAGGAGGATTAGAACATGGCTAATGTGACTACATTTCTTAAAGCTGCGTCTGGTAACTCCCAACGTGGTCGTAACGTCTTCATGGTTGAAAATACAATTAACCTTGTAGGCTCTTCCATTAACCCATCTACTCCTGATACAGCACAGGCACTTACACTTCCAGCAGGATGTAAAGTAATTGCGGCTGGTGTTGAAGTTGTTGAAAGTGCAACTATGAATACTGGTACAAATGGTACCGTATCTCTTGGTTTTACTGGTGGTGACGTTGATGAGTTTGTTGCAACCTTTGACATTGATGGTGCTGCAGATGGTGCTTACGCACCTGAAATTGCAATTGATGGTACAACGGTTGCTACTGCTGATGATACCATTGACCTGTTATTTGCAGGTGATGGTGCATCCTTTACTGCAGGTAAACTGCGTGTTTATGCAGTGATGATGGACGTAAGTTCACAAGGTGACACGTCTGCTGATGAAGTAGACCGTGACGCACTTGCCTAAATAACTTGAGGGGGCAGGGCAACTTGCCCCTTCTTACTCTTTAGAGGATTTAATATGGCGTACGATTTTTTAGGACTAGTAAATGCTGTTAATAGACGGTTAAATGAAGTTGAGTTAACTTCTGCTAATTTTGCTAGTGCTACAGGATTTTACTCTCAAGCTAAAGATGCAGTCAATGCGTCTATTAGATATATAAATCAGTCAGAGTACTTCTGGCCTTTTAATCATACTACACAGGAACTAACGCTAACAGCTAACACAAGTCGTTACGCATTTCCTGTAGATACTAAAGTAATTAACTTTACAACTTTTCGTATTAAAGAAAATAGTTCGCTAGGTAACTCGACAACACGTTTAACAGAAATAGCGTATGAAGATTACTTAGACAAGTACGTAGCACAAGAATATAATTCTACATCAGGTCAAGGGGTTCCTACTCAGGTAGCGCAATCTCCTGACCTAAAATTTATTATGACACCAGAACCAGATAAAGCATATGAACTAGTATATGAGTATTACAGTTTTCCTACAGACTTATCTGCAGCAACGGATGTTTCTTCTATACCTGAACGCTTCCAGCATATCATAGTTGATGGTGCTATGCACTACGGTTACTTGTTTAGAGGCAATACACAGGATGCTATGGTAGCAAAAGAAAAAACAGATGAGGGTATTAAGCATATGCGTTCTATGTTAATTAACAGAACACCATACGTAAGGTCATTTATGCTTACAGGTAATACTGGTGGAGCCAGTTCAGGCTTCGGCATTTAGGGGCTATCACAATGGATGCATGGCAAACTTACCCAGTCGAGTTTCGTGGTGGTCTTGTAACTAATCTATCTCCGTTGCAGCAAGGTATTAATGCTCCGGGTAGTGCAAGAATACTACGTAACTTTGAACCATCCGTTGAGGGTGGTTATCGGCGTATTGAGGGGTATGATAAATATGACTCTGCTATTGTACCGCCGTATGGTGCGCCTGTAGTACATGGGGCTAGTCAGTCTGGTACTACTCTAATACTAGCAGCTATACATACTACCCCTGTTGCAGGAGATACCTTTACTATAACAGGTGTAGCAAACACCTACACAATTGCTTCTGGTGGTGTTACATTTGATGCTACTAATAACAGGGCTACACTAACACTTACTGAGGCTTTAGATAGTAGTCCTGCAAATGCTGCCGCTGTTACTTTTGTTAGCACCACCAATAAGTATTTAACTATCGGTGTAGCTGCATGGGAAGATAGCGCAATTGTATGCAGGAATGCAGACATATTTAAGTCGGGTGGTAGTGGATATACTAAGATTAATGTACCTGACTACGGTACACCACTGGTTAATGCAGGTAGTCAGACAGGCTCTACACTAGCTATAGACGGTTTGTTAACTGCTCCACAAGCAGGTGACGTATTCAAGATAGCAGGTGTAGACTTAGTATATAGTATTACTGCTAACGCTACAGTAACATCAGGTGGTACTACACTAGCTATTAATCCGGCTCTTGCTAGTAGTCCTGCTGACGATGCGGTAATTACTTTCTTATCTACAAGCAGAGAGGCTGCTTCTAAGACAAGATTTTCTAAGTACAACTTTAATGGTACTGAAAAGATTATAATAACAGATGGTTTAAACAAACCTGCTATATATGACAACGCTACCTTTAGTGTTATACTAGACGCTCCTACAGATGTTATAGGTGCATCTTATGTAGCTAATGTAAAGAACCATTTATTCTTTGCTAAAGGTTCTAACCTTACTTTTACTGCACCGTACACAGACACAGACTTTACTGCGGCTAATGGTTCTGGTGTAGTTAATGTGGGTGGTGTCATTACTGCATTAGCTGTATTTAGACAGCAGTTGATTATCTTTACAGAGTCTAGCATACATCAGCTAACGGGTAATACTATTGCAGACTTTACCCTACAACCCGTGACTATGGACATAGGCTGTATTGATTCTGACACAGTACAAGAGATAGCAGGTGACGTTATGTTCCTTGGTCCTGATGGACTAAGACTACTAAGTGGTACGGACAGAATTGGTGACTTCGGATTAGCATCTGTATCTAAAAGTATCCAGAGTGTTATGACAGGTTTTGTTTCTTCTAACACTGCATTTACTAGTTGTGTCATACGAGAGAAATCACAGTATAGAGTATTTGGATATAACAATAACATTACTCAGGAAAATGCTCAAGGTGTACTAGCCACACAGTTTGCCCCACAAGGTGGTGAGGGTATGGCATGGGCAGAGACGAGAGGTATACGTGCCTACGTAGCAGACAGTAACTACAATCAAAATGTAGAGTCTGTATTCTTTGCTAATGATGATGGTTACTTATACCAGATGGAGAGTGGTAATTCTTTTGACGGTACTAATATACAAACAACATTCGCTACACCACACTTACCTATATCAGACCCTCGTAAGCGTAAGACATTTTATAAACTGTTTTTATACACGGACCCACAAGGTAGTGTAGCTTTTGATGTTAGCTTGAAGTTAGACTTTGATAGTCAGGGTGCAATCCAACCACCGCCTATTAATATCTTAAACACACAGGGTACTGTAGGATTTTTTGGTACTGGTACATTTGGTATAACACGCTTTGGTACAAAGCTATTGAAATTGTTTCAAACTCAAGTTGTTGGTTCCGGTACTACCGTATCTTTTCAGTTTGAATCTAATGATGATAATCCCCCATACTCTATAGATGCACTTACAGTTGAGTATGGACTAAACGACAGAAGGTAAAAAATATGGGACAAGGTTACGTTAGAAACGATACTATTAATAATATCGCTGATGGTAACATTATTAATGCCTCTGACTTTGATGGTGAATATGATGCCATTGAAGCAGCATTTAATAGTAGTAGTGGACACACACACGATGGCACCGCTGGTGAAGGTGGTGTTGTTACTGTACTTGGTCCTGCTCAAGACTTCGTTGCTACAACAACTGAGATAAAGCCTAAGTCTAATAACACACTAGATATTGGAACTAGTGGCCTAAAGTTTAAAGACCTTCATTTATCAGGTACTGCTAATCTTACTAATGCAACAACTACAGGTGACTTGACACTTACTGGTGCAGCACATAATATTGTGTTTGATGCCAGTGATAATGCATTAGAGTTTGCAGATAATGCTAAAGCTACTTTTGGTGGGGCAGGGGATTTAGAAATTTACCATGATGCATCAAATAGCATCATTAGAGATACAGGCACTGGTAAACTAGCACTAGACGGTAGCACAGTTGAAGTTAGAAATAATGACGGTACTGAGGTTATGGCACAATTCGTAGAGGATGGTGCCGTAAGTTTATATCATAACAATTCCGTTAAATTAGCAACAACAGCAACAGGTATTGCTGTTACAGGTAGTATTGCTTTAGATGGCATACACCTTGATGACAATGAAAAAATTACACTTGGTGATAGCACTACTCCGGACCTAGAAATATATCACAACGGTACAAACAGTATTATAGAAAATAATACAGGTGAGTTGTTTATTCAGGGTAATAACATCACACTACGTAGTGATACGAGTACTGAAGTCTTTATTGCTATGGATAAAGATGGCGCAGTAGAATTATACCATGACAACGCTAAGAAGTTAGACACAGATGCGGCTGGTATAAACGTAACTGGGCAGATTGATGTAAGTACAGATGTAAATATTACAGGTGACTTAACCGTTGGTGATGATGTCTCATTATCATCAGATGGTGCAATTATTAATATTGGTGCAGGTGGTGATGTAACTTTAACTCACGAACATAATGTAGGTATTCAAGCTAAAACAGCATCTGGCTTTGAACTCAACCTGCAAACAGGTGATACATCTGTTGAAAGTGGTAACGTCTTAGGTAAGATTACTTTTAATGCGCCAGATGAAGCTGGTGGCACGGACGCTATTCTTGACGGTGCGGCTATTGAAGCTGTGGCTGAAGATACTTTTGCTTCTGATAATAACACAACTGCACTTGTATTTAAGACAAACACATCAGGTGCAGCGACAGAACGTATGCGTATTAAAGGCGATGGAACAATCGTCATGGATACGCAAGTTGACATTGATAATATTACTATTGATGCTAATACTATTAGTACTACAGATACCAATGGTAATCTTATTTTTGCTCCAAACGGAACAGGTGATATTGTAGTAAATACTGATATTATTAGTACTACTACAAATCAAAATATTGGTATAACACCACACGGAACAGGTTCTGTAGTTATTAGCAAGACAGACATTGCTGCTGGTGAAATTGATGGTACAACAATTGGTGCTAACAGTGCTGCTGCTGGTACGTTTACGGGGGTTACACTTGCCTCTGGTGCAACTGTTACTGCTATCCTTGATGAAGATGATATGTCTACAAATAGTGATACCGCACTTGCGACACAGCAATCTATAAAGGCATATGTAACTACCTCACTTGGTGCGGCTAGTAATCTTACAGATACAGGTATTACCTTTGCAGGTAGTAATACGTCAGATAGCATAACAACAGCATTTGCTATTGTTAACCCTGAAGATAGTAATAAGACTTTTACATTTGCTAATGAAACAGGCACAGTAGCCACAAGAGAGTACGTAACTGCTAATGCAGGTGACGGTGGTATTGCAATGGCAATCGCATTAGGTTAATTACCTATTGACTTTTGTAAATATTTATGGTATAATTACAGTATAATTAATTGGAGTAATCAATGGCTAACGCTTTTAAATTAAAGACTTTTGGTGGCGGTAGCACAGGTGCTGCCACTGCTATGCTTGTATATACAGGAAAGTCTAGTACAGAAACTACTATTATTGGTATGTCTATTGCTAATATTAGTACCTCTCAGATACTTGTATCAGTTAACATTGAGAGTGATACATCAGATACAGAAACAAATGCTAATGTTTTTGTAATTAAAGATGCACCTATTCCTGCAGGTGGTACACTTGTACCTATTGGTGGGGACCAGAAAGTAGTGCTACTGGCTACAGACGTACTAAAAGTAACATCCGATACTGCTAACAGTGCAGATACTACCTTGAGTATTTTGGAGATTAGCTAATGCCATATCTAGGCAATATACCACCTGCTGAGTTTAGGTCTATAGACTACCAAGATTTTACTGGTGTCACAGGTAGTCCTGTTAAAAGAGGCTTTACATTAACTAGTCCAGTAGGCAGTGCGAATGACTTAGAAATATTCGTAAATAATGTACGGCAAGAGCCGGGTGTTGC